TTGAAACTATTCGTGGTGGCTGCGCATATGTCGACATTCTCGCCAGAAACTATCGCTCCTACCTTTGCCTCGATTGGTCATCCTTCGATCAACGCATGCCCTGGATTATAGTCGACACTTTCTTCACTGTCTTTCTGCCTTCTCTTCTCGTCATCTCCGATGGTTACGCTTCTACCTACAGCTATCCCTCTTATCCTGACCTTACTCCTGAGAAACTCGCACCCCGAATCTTCAACATCATCGTTTTCCTCCGCATCATGTATTATAATATGGTCTTCGTCCTCGCTTCCGGTCACTCCTACGTCCGTAAATTCTGTGGCATCGCATCTGGTATGCTAAATACCCAGTATCTTGACTCCTATTGTAATCTTTTCCTCATGCTTCACGCTCTTATCCACTTTGGCTGCAACGACTCTGAAATCCTTCAGATCGTCTTCCTCGTTATGGGTGACGACAACGTCCTCTTAACTGACTGGCCTCTAGAACGCCTCACTGAATTCCTTGACTTTATGACAACACACTCCCTTTCCCGCTTCGGCATGGTCGTCTCCAAACAAAAGACCATCCACACCCGCATCCGAACTCGAATTGAAATGCTTGGTTACTCAATCAACGGTGGCTCTCCCCGCCGAGACCTCGAAAAATTGATTGCCCAACTTGTCTTCCCCGAACACGGTCCTAAACTCCGCACCATGTCCTCACGTGCCATTGGCATCGCCTGGGCTTCCGCCGGCCAAGACCTTATGTTCCATCAGTTCTGTCGTGATGTCTATCACACGTTCCTTCCCTACGCCGAAGAGCACGATCCAACCCTCCGCTCTCGACACCACCTCCCTGGCTACCTCTCGTACGTTATGTACTATGGTATTGATCCTGATCTTAACTTAGATGTCTTCCCTGACATTTATGACGTTCAGATGAAATATCGCTGGTTCCAAGGTGAACTCTCCTCCACCAAGAAATGGCAACCCCACCATTTCATGAACGCTCCAGACTTCCTTCCCCCTGATTCAATTTCACTCGAAATGTTCATGTCCCGCAATGATATGACCTTCCCAGACGTCCCACGTCTATTCGATTGAACCAGAATGGTTACAACCGCCCTCCATTTTGTTTGCTT